CGTGTATCTTTCGACCATCCAGCAAATCACCGTGGATTGTCGGGAATATCTGCGGGTCAAAGAGTTCAAGTCCCGGCCCACAAAGCCGTCAATAGAGGGTGAATTCATGCCTAGTTTCATCGATAAGGACGGGAGAAGCCAATGATCCACCTCTTATCATCTCACCCTTGGGCGTCAGTCTCTATTGCCCTGGCTATCGGAATTGCGGTTGGCTTCGTCCTGAGGCCGGCAATCATTAAGTGGATTGGATTTGAGGGATGAGCCTTACAAGATCAGATTTCCAAGTTCGCCCCGCCGATCCCAAGGTGCGGGAATGGTCGATACATCGCGGCGCTGAGTGGCTCGCTTATGCCGATGACCATGCGCACGCCGCTGAGTTAATAACAGCCTTCATCGTTATGTATTCGGACGGCCAACGGGATGCCAAGGCCGTGGTTAGAAGGGCGTTGGGCATATGATCATCACCTACGAACAGTCCTTGCAAGCCGTCTCAATGCCCTACCCGTCCGCCACCATGCTGCAGGGCGAGGATCGCCGCCCGGACGGCCCAGCCGATGCCGGCGAAAAAGGCCGCGACCAGCGTGCCGACCGCCGCGACGATGCCGGCGTTCCTAACGCGCTCCTGCGTCTCGCGCCAGCTGCGGACGGCCTCCATGTCCTTTTTGAACTCGGGATCGGAAATCATCTTCAGCAGCGCGCGCAAAGCGGCGAATTGCTCCTGGATCTCGATCGGGTCCTCGGCATCGAGGCCGAGGGACAAGAGCACCTCCTTGACGGCGGCGCGAGCGGTGTCATCGGCCATTGCGGATCCTTCTTGAAAAAATGGCGGCGACCGAAGCCGCCGCCATTCGTATTGCCATCAAGGCTGGCAGTTACGCCGCGTTGTCCTCGACCGTCTTGGCGCCGGCGACAGCTTCGGACGATTCCTTAGCCTCAGGCGGGTTCGCCGGTTCGCTCATCATAATCCCCATAAGGTTTTCAATCGCGTCAGAGCCGCCTCACGCGCCGCGAGGGCGTTTTCACCTCCATTGACCAGGCGCGTAACGCGCTCGGCGTCGTCGGCATCGGCGGCGACATTGGCGCCGCAGTTCAGCCAGAAATGCGCCGCCGATGCCGCGCTCAACGTCATGTCGGTCGCCAGCAGTTGCGGGTGGGCGATCAGGTTGGTACCCAGCCACGCGGAGGCTTTGCCGTAATTGTATCGGCCGGTCGTCTGCAGCGGACCGCGCCCACGGAAAAGCGGCCCGTCGCCTGGCTGCGTGTTGCCGACATCTTTGCCGGCTTCGGTGCCCGGATCGTAATGCTCGACGAAGTAGGCGTCGTCACCATATTCGACCAGGGTTTCCCAGTTGGCGGTTTCAACGGTGCACTGCGCCAGGTAATGGCACAGGCGCAGCGGCGTGGTCAGCGCCGCGACCGACAGGCTGGCGACGATCGCGGGAGCGATCGCCTCCATGACGGCCGACGGCTGCTCCACATTGGCGCCGGACATCATCAGGCCCTTCATGGTCAGCGGCCCCATGAGGTTGTCGATCATGCCGGCGTAGAGCCCGGCAGCGGCGAGGGCGTTTTGCGCCGGCGTGATATCCATGGCCGTGGCCTCCTATTTTGACAGGTTGGGTTGGGGCCACATGCGGCCGGCAAAGACGCCAAAGGCCGTCAGACAGCCGATCGTCATGGCGAACGCGCCCGATACCGCGCCATGGGTTTTCGGAGCGCCGGCCGTGGCGGCCTGGAAGGCGCCCCAAGCCGCGGTCAGAGCGCCGCCCAGGATGCCGGCCTGGACGCTCAAGCGCCTGGCGTTGATGACGACCGCCGAAAGGTCCGGCATCGCCACCATGCTCGAAAGTTTAGCGACGATGCCCTGAGGCTTCGGGATCGCCGCCATTACTCCGGGGCGTTCGATCCGGAAGGCGCGGCCGGCGCGCCCAACAGCATGTTCTCGACGGCGGTCGTCAGGCCCGAGACGGTCGGGTCGATGATGCCCTCGGCGGGGATCAACAGACCGAAGGCGGGCTCGGCAGCCGCGAGTGCGCCGATGCCAGCGTTGACGAACTGAGCCGCCAGCGGGCCGGCCGCGCCGCGCAGGGCCGTGACCACATCCTCGCCGGCGGCGAGCAGGGTCGTGATCTTGGCGCCGACGTTCTGCAGGTCGGCGTTCGTCGACGCCAGCATGGCGGTTTCGAGCGACTTGAAACCAGCCAGGGCGCCCGTAACGTTGATAGGGTTGGTCATGATATTTGCCCCTCCTTAGGGCATCGGAAATAGATCGCCCGGAGCGGGCGATTTGGGTAAAGGCTGAGAATTTGGTGAAGTGTGGTGCTGCCGTAGCGCGCAATATGGGCGCCCGGTGTGTGCCTAAGGAATTGCGGCGTATCCGAGCGCTGATCAGCCGGCGACGAGCAGCGTCTGATAGGCGGCAAATTCGGCGTTGATGTCGGCCAGGATCGACGCATTGGCGGCCAGCGTCAGGTCGACTGAGGCGACCATAAGAGCCGCAATTCGCATCTTGGCGGGATTGGTCGCTCCGGATGGCCCATAGCCGCCGATGATCGCCTGCAGCGCAGTGCTGGCCGTGGATACCGCGAGAGTATTGGCCGACGTGGTTTCGGTCGTGCCGTTTTTCTGTGCGATAGCACCAGATCCCGAGCCTGTATAACTGCCCAATATAGTGGTCCAGGCGCCATTGTTGATGGTGCTTGTGCCGCTGACGATGTTGCCAGAGACACCGATTTCACCCTGAAGGTTGTAACTCCCCGTCGATGTATTGATGTAGAGGCTGAACTGGTTGCTGGAAAGCGGGCTGCCTATGACGCCACCGCCGAAGGTCGAGGCTCCCGTCGTGTTATACACCAGTGCCGCAACCGTACCCGGCGTGCCGTTGGCGGGGAAGATGTTGGCCAGCGTGGCGTCGAACAGCGGAGATCCGGCGCCGGCAAACGTCAGAAAACTGTTGGCGCTGTTAACAAGGGCGGTGACGGATGGCGGGCTGTTGCCGACCGGAACGAATGAGCGCGGGTTGGCGGCATCGTACCACGCCGCGCAATTGCCGTTCGCATCCAGCGCGAAGTAGGCACTGTCCGGTTTCAGCCACAGCGTCGGCGCAGCATTGGCGAGGATGCGCGCCTGCCGGGCGGTCGTCGTGACCTTGGGAAGATTGGCATTGATGATCTGGGCATTTTGCTGGGCGGCAAGCATCGTAGTTGCTCCTGGAATCAGAGATTGATCATGAAGGCCGGGCACCAGTCGTACTCGGTGGCGCTATCGGTCAGGCGTGTGCGCGCAACGCTGTCGCGAAGCTGCCCGCGCGCGCCATACAGAGGGCCGTCCGTGATGTTGATGTTGTTGGGAGCGCCGGAGAGCGCGGTGCGAGCCAGGGCATAGCCGATGTATTTGCGCAGCCCTGTCGGGGCAGACGCGAGCGTGATCGTGGCGATATAGCCCGACACGGTCACCGTGCTGATCGCCGGAGGTGAGCCCGATCCGTCATCGAAGCTGAAGCCGTAGTTGGCGAGCGCGTTGTTATAGGTGCTCGATGCCGTGGTGATCGTTCCCGACGTATCGAGAACCAGGGCGTTGCCGGAAACGCCGACACCCATTCCGTCGAATTCGACATTGATGACGGTCGACGATGTCCAATAGGCCTTGGTCGGTTTGATACCGTGCCAGGCGCCGTTATTGCAGATCTGGTAGAACGTCGCGATGCCAAGCCGCATGCCGGTCGTATATTTCGAAAGGTTCGAGCGGTGGATATAGTTCGACGTGGTATCGGACGAGGTTTCGCGCAGCAGGTCGTAACCTGTGCCCGCCAACGTGAAGCCATATTCGTTGTCGAGCGTCCTTTGGCCGTCGCGCGCCGGTTGGAAATTGGGCGTCGCGTTGATGACATTGTCCGGCTGAATGAACAGGATTTCCGGATCGGCCTGCATCCCGCAAATGCGTCGGCACGACTCGGTAAAATCCCGGCGAAGTTGGCGCATATTGCGCTTGAACCAAAGATCATCCATGCCCGCGAGCGTTGTGTCGCTTTCCGAGCCTACCCAGGCGCCGACCACGATGATATCCGTGAATCCCTTCGCCTTGAGCGCGGTTGTCGCCAGCTCCAGACCGAGCTCGAGCGGGGCCTGCCCGCGGCCGTTGCCGACATAACCGCGGCCGCCGATCGCCACGGACACCCCGACGACTGTCGGCAGCACGCCGTTTGCGGAATTATAAAGACTGATGAAATGATTGACCCAGCCGGACGTCGGCGTTTCCTGCTGGTAACTACCGCCGCCGGCATTGATGACCTGCTCGACCAACGGGGCGAGAACCGCCGCGCCACTGGCTGTGCGTACGCGCGGGCCGCCGGCGGTCGAACCCTGTTGCAGCATGAAGGCGTTGGATGCATAGACCGCCGTCGACGACAGGAATGGATCGCTGGCGTTGTTGTTCTGGCCGTCATAGTTACTTTGGCCCATGCCCACGAAAATGTAGGCTGTGCCGGATTGCGATGGCTTGTGCGGCAGCGCGACCGATACCGGCGACGAGGAATAGTTGGTGCCGGTGAATGTCTTCAACAGTGGCGACGCTACGAAATAATTGGCGTTCGCCCGCTGCAGTCCCGTAGGCGTCGCCAGGAAATAGCCGCCGTTCACGCCGGTGGCGGCGCGCACATAATTCCATTGGTCGTATTTGACCGAGACGATCTGCTCGCCGCCGATCGGCGCTATGTTGAGCGCAGCAGTGCCGTTGATATTCTGCGGCGAGAAGACGCGTTCGAAGCCGCCAGAGGCAATCGGCGTCACCAGATGGCCTTGCCCGTCGAGCAGAGCGGCCGCCGTGCCATCGGGGCACGCGATCGCCACGGCCGGCGCCATACCGCCCGGCCACAGGTTCAGTGCGCCGTACAACAGCGCCGACTTGGTGACCAGGGCCGACACGGTCGCCGCCAGCGGCAGGCTGACCTGGGCGCTGGTTGCACCCAGCACGGCGACGGGCGCGCCGGTGCCGGTATTCTGCCAATAGAGCAGGTAGGCGCCGGTCACGTCGGATGTCAGGTAATATTGGCCGCCGCCGCTGGCGATCTGCGTGCCGATATTGGCCGTCAGCGTGGTCCCGGCCGGAATTGTGGCCCCGGACGGATTGGCCCAGGTCGGCGCGCTCGGGCTGGCCGAAGTCGTGCGCCCCGGATTGGTGACGACGATCGTGGCCGCCGTCGCCGAGGTAACGACCAGGTTCGCCGTCACGCCGGTGAAGCTGCCGCCAGTCGCGGTCAGCGGATAGGTGCCGATCGTCGCGCCCGTGACGGCCGTGCCACCGACGGTGCCGGACGTGATCCCCTGCGGCAGAACGTTCGAGCCGCCAGCCGCCGTCGAGGCATTGATGAATGGATAGTAAGGAAGCCCCAGCACGGCCGCCGCGGCCGCCGCGGCACTGGTCGCCGCTGCCGTTGCCGATGCCCCGGCTGAGGTCGAGGCCGCTGCTGCGGCGGTTGCGTCGACGGCGACGCTGCCGGCGGCCGCGGCCGCCGCCGCGGCCGAAGCCGCGGCGGCTAGGGCGCCGCTCGACGGTATCTGGGCGAGATAGGTCCAATTACCCGTGCCGTTGCCGGACGCGGTCTTGTTCCATGTGCCATTATTGCCAGGCGTCGCGTCATTGTACACGACCGCCATGGTGTATTCGGGGAATCCCACCTGTCCCGTCATGACCAGGTTATTGGCCAGGTCCGCCGCGTAGAGGCTGGCCAGCGACGGGAAGCCGTAGGTTCCCCAGCCACCGAAGGGCGACAGCGTATAGCAGCCGGCCGCGGCCAGGGCGGCCTGGTCGGCAGCGGAATTATTGCTGATGAAAATCAGCGCGTACTGATTCGACACATAGGTCGCGCCGGAAGGCATGGCGCCAAACGACATCCCCGCGGCGGGCGCGATCATCAGGATCATGGGACTCTCCGAAGGATAGGGTCAGCCGATGCGGAAAACGCTCAGCGTCGTGTCGGTCGTGCCGAAGCCCGAGCCGCTGGCCTCGATCGAGCCATTGACCGAGCTGGTATCCTGGCAATTCAGGCGCAGATTGCCGGCCGGGTTGGTGACGATCGCGGACACGGCGATCGGCGCGGCGCCGAGCGCGACGACACTGACGCGGCTGGCGGCAAAGGTGGTCGTGCCGTCCGAGATCCGGCAGGCGATGACGTCCGCCGTGATGCCGCCCAGCGCGGTTGCCGTCGTGGTGACGACGAAGACGCCCGTCGTGCCCTGTGACACACTGATTATGTCGAAATTGGCGGAGACATTGTTGAGCGCGACCGGCGATGACAAGGTCGTGGTCAGCGGTGAAAAGCTGGCGGTGCCACCGAGCGACACCGATGCGCCGGCGATCGTGATCGCCGAGCTGGCCAAGTCGGCGTCGGGCAACGATCCCGTGACGCCGCCATTGCCGGTGGCGCCCAGATCGATCGGCGGGATATCGGCGCCGACCAGTGCCCGAAAGCCGGGCGTCGCGGCCGAGCCGCTCGAGGGACCGGCCAGGAAGGTGTTCGCCGACTGGCTGTTCCAGCCGCAGCCGATCGTTCCTGACGCCGTGATCGGCGAGCCGGAGCACGAAAACTGCGCCGGCAGCGTCACGCCGACGCTGGTGACCGATCCCGCGCCGGCGCCGCTGGCCGGCATGTCGGCCGAGGTCAGGCCGCGAAACGAAGGTGTTCCGGATCCGCCGCTCGAGGGGCCGGCGAGGACCGCATTCTGCGCCTCGCCGGTCAGGCTCAGGCCGCTGTCCGCGGCTTGTTGCGGATTGGTGCCGCTGGCGATCAGCGCATCGCCGGCATGGGCGATAGTCGCCGGCGCATTGACCGGCGCCGGCACCTGGCCGGCGTAAGCCGGGAGCTCGGCGACCAGCAGGACGAGCAGCGCGGCGCCCAGGATCGCGGTGAGCACGAAAGACCAGATCTTCATCATGCGCTCCTAAGCCATGTGACGCCGTTCCAGCGGCAGGTTGACCACCCGTTATTGACCCCGATCGTGTCGATCGTCACGCCGGCCTTGATGGTGAAGGCGTTCGTTCCGGCATTGCCGCCGGCGTCGGTGATGATGATCCGCTGGCCCAGCCCCGGCGTGCCGACCGGCAGGTCGACCTCGAGCGCGCCACCCGACGTATTGTCGATATCGACGTACCAGGTCGCCGCCGGCGGCGCGCCCAGCGCGTAGGGCGAAGCGCTGACTGCGACGACGGATGTCGCCGCGCCGCCGGCCTCGGCCGTCGTCGCATCGACGCCCGACGTGTTGGGCGATGCCCCGACCGCGTTATTGGCGGTCAGGAAATAGGTGTAGCCGGTGCCTCCGCTAAGGCTGGCGTCGGTATCGGCCAGCGCCGCGCCGGACCATACGGCGACCGCCGATCCGAACGACGCGCCCGTCCCGGGCGCCCGCCACAGGGTGTAACTCGTGACGTTGTCGGCCGGCGCATTGGCGGCCCAACCCAGGGCGACCGCATTGGACCCAGGCGAACCGACGATACCGAAACCGGTGGGCTCAAGCGGCGCGCCGGCGGTCCCGGCGCCATAGCCCGCGCCCGTCGGCGTGTATTGATATTCGACGACCGTCGACGGATCCTGCAGCGCCTGCTTGAAGACATTGAACGACAACAGTTTCAAATAGATCGTCGCGCCGATGTATTGCGGCGGAATGTCGAAGGCGACCGAGGTGCCGTCCGTGCCGGTGACGTCGATCTGGGTGAACTGGTCGCCGATGCTGTGCGCGCCCGGGCCCGTGCCATAGGCGCCGCGCTCGAGGTAGCTCAGATCGGCGGCGTAGGTGCCGGTGGCGCTGACATCGCCGAAGGCCAGCAGCTCGCCATTGCTCGGTAACACATAGGCGCCCCCGCTGAGGACCGGTTGCGCCGCGACCAGGCTGAGCGTGCGCAGCGCCTCGGCGTCGGCGGTGTCGACCGGCGTCGGCGTCGTCAGGCTCTGCGTGCAGTCAACTGACAGCGTGTCGGTCGTGTCCGGATTTGCGCCGGCATAGGCCGCCAGCGCGGCGGTCAACACCCCTTGTTTCGCCGGCGCGTTGATCGTGCCGAGCGTGCTGTAGTCCGACCCGTTGAAGCTGAGCGTGACGATGGCACCGCCCCAGGTCTCGCCGCCGGACGCGGCGACGATGATCTTGGGCACGCCGCCGGTGAAGGTCGAGGCCGGCTCGATGACGGCCGGCGTATTGATATTGCCCGGCGCGATATTGGTGACCGGCGTCGTCGCCGTGTCGATCGCCGCCGCGGCGACCGGCGGGTAATAGGTGCCGACATTGCCGGGGAATTCTTCACAGACGAAGGCCAGCGTGCCTTTGCCGTCCTTGTCCTTTCCGCTACGGGCGACCGTCTTGACGCGCACGCGCACCATGCTGATGGGGATCGTCGGGTCGGTCAGGGTCAGGATGGTGCCTGGAATGCACAGGATGTAGCGACTGCTCACTGTAACCGCATAGTTGTTGCGGATGTAGGCGGCGCGCTTGCCGATCAGCTGCACCGCGATCCGGGCGACGGCCGGGTCGCAGATCTCGTCGGCCTGGGTCGAGCTGTCGTCCTTTAGCCTGAACTGGTCGACGAGACCGTCGTCCTTCCATTCGAACGGGTTGTCGATATAGCCTAGCGTCCGATCGGTGATCGTCAGGACAGTGCGGTTTTTTGCGTCGTCGGGATCGACCCGGGTGAAGGCGACGATGCCGCCGTTCTTGCCGGTCGCCGTCAGAAAATCATCCGGGCCCAGGTTATAGGCGACGTCGTCGACCGGCGTATAGGTGACGCCGTTGCCGGTGACGACGCTGTCGCCTAACGGTACGAACTGTAGCTGTGTGCCGCTCCAATAGATCCATGCATTGGACGATATCGCCCAACGGTCGATCAGCTCGTTCATTTTTTCCTGGCTGTTGCACAGCGGCGAAAAGAACAGGCCCTGGGCGCGCTGATAGGTCGCGTACTGCGTGATCGGACCGATATCGCCCGAGCTGAAGCCCATGCCGTACTGCACGCGGGTGAGCGCGTCGGTGATGATATCGCTCATCAGGCAGTCGACGCCGGCCGACTGGGCATGCGAGTTCGGATTGATCCAGCCGCTGGTCGAGCTGGTCTTCGTATACGCAAAGCCGGCGGTGCGCGTGCACTCGAAAGCATTGTCCGGAATCGTCGCGCTTTCGCCCAGCGGCAGGTTGGCCGCGCCGAGGTAAGCCGTTTGCGAATAGGACCGGGCCTGCGCCGGATAGTTGGTGGTGACATAGCTCCACGGCGCCTGGGACAAGGTGCCTGAAAAGAACGACATGTTCAGCGCCGACAAGGTCGTCGTGGTGGTGGTCGAACCGTCCGCCCAGATGTTGCCGACACTGAGCGTGCTGTCGCCTTCGCACAGCCCCAGACACACCGAGGCGGTGTAGGTCATCTGCTGGTCGCCCTTGCCGCCTCCGCCCTTTCCCTTGCCGCTGGCCGGCTTGGCCTTGAAATCGTTGAACCACATCGCGTTGGTCGATAGCCGGCGCATGCCCCAGAAGACGGGCACCGGCGCATTCCATTGCGACGAGCCGACGTTCAGGCCCACATAATTGATCGGCGCGTTGGTCGGCCCGCGCGGTACTCCGAAACCCGCCATCTCCTACCCCCACAGGCTGAAATAGCGCACGGGGCGCGCGATGTTGGCAAAGGTGACCGGCACGAACTTCAGCAATGCCTCATCGAGGCGCGAGACGATGACCTGGTGCGCGGCGGCGTAGGCGTGGACGACCTCTTCGCTGTTGACCAGGATGGCGCCGTGCGAATAGCACTGGCACCAGTGGAACACGACGATATCGCCGACCTGGGGCGTCTCGACCTCACGCAGGCCTATCTTGATCAGCCAGTTGAGGAAGCGCTCCTCGGTGCGATGGACCATCCAGCGCGGCGGATAGGGCCTTGGGTCGACCGGCGTGATCAGGCCGGTATCGACGGCCGATCGCACCAGCAACATGGCGCAATCCACAGCGCCATTGCGGCCCTTGATGTCGCCGCAATGCACGAATGGCGTCGCGACCCAGGACAGGGCCTCGGTGATGAACGCCGCCCGCCCTTCGGCCTCGGACGCTGTCGCGAAACTGTACCGCTCCTCGCCGATGTGGCGCGGAACGACGATGTCGCATCCCTCTGTTCGAAGCACGGTCAGATGGCGCTGTTTGGCGGCGGCACGAATTCGAAACCCCGGTAATGCTGGGTATTCGACCGATCGGTACAGCTTTGGCCGGAGCCGGAGTTGAAGGTCTTGTCACAGCCCTGGAAGGCCGAAAACGTGTCACCGGGTGCCGGCGTGTAATACAGCGGATAGGCCAAGGTCAGGCCGGAACTGCTCGCCAGGGCCACCGTACGCGTCTGTCCGGACGACTCGCCGCTGGTCATGGTGATCGTGCCGTTTTGATAATTGGTGGCGTCGCCCGGCGCCGAGGCCCAGGGAATGAAGAACGACGTAAGTCCGGACGACCCCGCGGTGAAGTCGGCCGTAAAGGTCGCGCGCGAAAGCGTGCAGCCGGCGTCGCAGAAACCGTGATTGCAGCCGATCTGATACAGGTTGCGCGGGAAATTCTGGTCGAGATCGTTGTTCTTGCCGCGCACCTCGATCGTCGCCGTCGCGCCGCCCAGGTCGATGCCGGCCGTCTCGCCGCCGAACAGAGGCAGCGTGTCGTAGATCACGCCCGGTACGATCATGAAGGCCGTCGACATCAGCACGACGCAGCCGTCGAACAGACCGTTGTGGACCTGCGCCTTGATGCTGGCGCCCCCGTTGAAGGCGGTATTGAACGCCCGCATGAAGATCTTGAGTTCCGGGATCTCCATGGTGTTGGAGACGTTCCAGTCGGAGGATTCCAGCCACGGCGCCTTCGACGAATAGACCTGGCCCTGAAAGATCAGGTCGCGGTCCCAGCTCGTCCAGTAAAGCACCGTCCCGTCCAACAGCGTGAAGACGAACAGGTCGGCCTCGGCCGTGATCAATCCGTCCGCCAGCGCGGACTGGAGCAGCCCAAGCGTCGAGGTGCGCAGCAACGCCGCCACGTCAGGCGTCCGGCCGGCAGCTGTGCAGGCTGACTTTTTCCATCGACCACAGGCGGTTCATGAATTTTTTCATCGTGTTATTGTTGTTCGCCAGCTTGCAGTAATAGAAATACGACATGTCGACGGCGATGTTGTAGCCGCTGGCCGGCGCCGTAGCGAAGGTGATGGTATTGGCTACCGGATTGGCCGTGCTGACCGAATAGAGCGACGGATTGACCGGCGTGGCCGAGCCGTCGAGATAGACGTTGAAGCCTTCGCCCAGGTTGACCTGGCCCACAGGCTCGCTGGCGCCGTAGCCATTCGCGCCGAAGAAGCGCGTCAGCGTGAAGACGGTCGTCGCGCTGTCGCCGGTGCCGATCGAGTTTTGCGAGACCTTGTAGTCGTCAGGGTTCTTGAACAGAAACCGCCCGACCGTCCCGCCGATCTGCAGCAGGAACCCCATCATGGTCCTGAATTCCAGGCCCTCTCCGGCCAGGAACTGGGCGTTCAGCCCGTCGCGCAGGAACTGGTAGTTCAGCTCGAAATCGTGCAGCGGATATTCCGCGATGGCGATATCGATATCCGCCCCCGACGCCGTCGTCGCCGTCGGCAGGTTCACGAACGTCGGCGTCCAGGTCGAGTTGTAGGTCAGGCCTGGCAATAGGTTCCGGCCCGGATAGACCGGAAGGGTCATCAGATCCTGCCTTTACGTTGTTGCTTTCCCAACCAGGTCAGCAGCTCGTGGCCATGGTCCTCGAGCATGCCCGAAATGCCGGACTGCGCCGGCGCATTTATGGTCGGGCTGTAGTGGTTGTTGATGGTTTGCGCTCCGCCACGGGCGCCCGCGTTACCCGAGGCATTCCCCTTGACCGCTTCCCTGATGGCGGCGTTGTCCGAAGCCGGCATGATTTTCTCGCCGGCGTGGACCAGGGCGATCATGTCGCGAGGCACCGTATCAAGACCCTTGCTAAAAGAGCCAAAACTGATCGTCTGGGCGAAAGCCGCGGCGGCCATCGTGGCTGGTATGCCGGGGTCGACCATAGAAAGCGGCGAATAGGCCGCGAATGTTGCAGCCGCCGCCTCGCCGGCGTAGCCCGTCACCGCGGCTTCGTCGGCCGCTTTTTGCGCAATCGCCGCGCCAGATGCCGCTGTCGTTTGTGCGGCGCCTTGTATCGCGGCCTGCGCCTTGATGATTCCACTTTTGGCGAGCTGCGTCGCGCCCCACTTTTCGAGATCCTCGACGGCGACGTCGATCAGCTTGAACAGGAGCTGGTCGCCAGCCTTCGCGGCCGCCTGGGCAAAGGTTTCCTGCCGCGAATACATGCCCTGGAACATCGACGTGAAGGCTGAGCCGATCGGCTGGGTGACGCCCATCCATTTCGACTGTATCTCCTGGGCATCGCGGATCGACTGTTGTGTCGCCTGATCCTCCATGATCCGGCGTTTGTCGTAATAGGCCTGGTCGGCGGCAATCTTGGCATCCACCGCGGATTGGGCTTGCGTTGAATCCGCCGTGTAGGATGCGATTGCCCGCGCAATTGCCTGCTCGCGCAGCGCATCCTCTGCCTGGTAGGTCGCCTCAGTGTCGGCCAAGTCCTGGGCGTTGAGCTGCTTCTTCAGTTCGGCGACCTGCATTGCCGCCTGGATGGCGCCGATCGGCCCGGCGCCGGCATTGGCGTTGATCAGCGATTCCTGGGTCTTGGCATCCTCGTCGCGAATGGTTTTTGCCGTCGTCAACGATTCCTTGAGTTGGTCCAGCGCCTGCTTTTCGGCATCACGCTTAATCTGCGCCATCGACGCCTCATGCGTGCGCTCGGCCGCTTCGTATTCGCGATAGGCGTTTTGGTACTCGGTACTTTCTTGCTTGTAGAAGCTCTCGATATAGACAAGTTTGGCCACCCAGTCGGCCTGTTGCCTGGACCAATCGCCGCGATCGGCTTCGATCCTATCGTTCGATAGCGCGATCTGCTCTTGATAGGCCTGCTGAGCCATTTCCCTATCGAGGCCGTAGATTTTGGTCTTGACCTGGCGTTGCTCCTCCGCGCTCAGCCTGGTCTGCGCCAGGCTTTCGGTCCAAAATCTCAGTTCGTCGGCCTTGGAGTCGGCGAAATAATCCTTCTTGTCCTCAAGCTGCGTCTGCAATTGCTGCTCGAGTATCTGGACTTCATCATTCTTGGGCTTCGCGCCCCCGGCGCCCTTGGCGCCAGCGACGTCGCCAGAGCCTTTGGAAAGCGCTGCAGCGTCGGCGGCACTTTCAACAACGCCAGCTTGCGAAAGCAATGCCTTTTGCGTCGTCAGATCCTCGATCAACGCCTTGTTGTGGGCGTGGCGCGCCTCGGTGATCTTGACGTCGAGGGCGTCGATCTCGGTCTTCTTTTGCGCCTCACCTACATATGTCGTCACGGCCCGCGTGTAATCGGCGACGGTTTGTCTGTCCTGCTTGACGGCGTCAGAATTAGCGCCATGGAGTTTCGTGTCGGCCTCGAGCGCCCCCTTGGCCTTCGACAAACCCTCGGCGAGCTCGTTGCGCTTGGCCGCGTCTTCGCCCTCGGGTGTTTTGGCGAAAGCCTCGGCGCCGCCGGCTGAGGCCTTGTTGAGCTGCGCCTCAGCTGAAGCCTTCGCGGCGGCGCTGGCGGCATTCGCCTGCGCCTGCGCCTGGACCCGTCCTGACGCAAAGCCCAATTCGTTGAATAGGGTCAGTTGCTCATTAACCTTGCCGAGCCATGACCAGAAGTTCGACGCGCCCGAAGCCAGTTGGCCGAACTCGCCGTTCAGGCCCACGCCGGCGCCCCTTGCCTCGTCGATACGCTTCTGTAGCGCTTGCAACAGGATAGCGTCAGCCTTTTCTTGGTCGCCTGCCGCCTGAGCGGTCTTGATTTGCTGCAGTTGGGTGCTATCGAGAATATCGAGCTTGGAATTCAGCTCCTCCGCACCCTTGGTCGGGTCCTTCATGGCATCAGCCAGTGTCTTCTGGGCGTCCGCAGCCTTTTGGCCGACCAGGGCCGCGAACGTCTGCACGTCGGCCGACAATTGCCGAATCGTGCCTTGTGATCTTACGCCGGCGCCAGCGAAGGCCTCTGCGGATGCAAGCGACGCGGAAACCGATTGCCCGCTAGCCTTTGCTGCCTGTACAGCCGATTGCTGCAACTGCTCACCCGTCAGACCGGACGCCGCGCCCAGGCCGATCGTGGTGGCTATGAGCTTTTGCTGTTCGGCCTCGTATTGCGCCGTTGCTACGGTCGCGGCTATCTCCACCGCCGCGACCGCGGCGATGGCGAGGCCTACGGGTGTAAGCGCCGCCTCGATGAGGCCCAGCTTTCCCGCCAAGATCGTAGCCGATCCGGCCATGCGGCTGAAATTGCCACGTGAGGCCTCCCGGCCCATAACGATCAATTCGCGCGTGACGCCGGCTGAGCCGTGCTGCAGGCCGCCCATGGCCTGGGTCGCCTGACCGGCATCGCCGGCGACGGTCGCCAGGCCGCTGCCGGCCCGAAGGGTCTTCAGTTCGGCATCGACCAGCTTGATCTGATTGCGCAGCTTCTCGGCGCGGTCGGCAGCGCCAAGCATTCCGGTTTGCAACTCTGCCGTAGTCCCGCTTTTCGCGGCTGTTCTGGCGAAATTGTTCAAATCGGCCGTCGCCGCCTTCAGTTCGGCCGACATGACGGCGCGCTTCGCCACCAGGTCTTGCACGTCGGCGGTGACTGAGACGGCAATGTTGTTCGTCAAAGTTCAGTCCTTTTCACGACGCATCGCCAGGTCAATCCGTCGTCTCTGGAAGGCCGCTTTCCCACAGCTCTCCATCGCTCTCGACAGGCTCTTTCGCCGAGCCTGCCGGCGTAGGAGGCGACCACCATTTGTTGATTTCGAAGTAGGTCCTGATCAAGCGATCGGCCGGCGGCTCTTCGGCGAGATGTTGAGAGATTTCTTCGAAGAGTGCCCAGGTGAGGTTGTTCCACCAATATTCTCGGCTGCTGCCAAAGTAGCGGCAAGCGATTAAGACGACGCGCTCCCAGTTTGGGTTGGGGACTAGGCCGCCCCCTTTGTCTCCCCCTTTGGAGGCGCCTCGCCGCTCATCACGAATAGGCCCGATTGCCGGCGCGCCGTGAGCCATGCTAGTTGGCGCTCGCCCTCGGTAATGGGCCACTCCGCAAATTCATCGCGTGTGACTGACGGATGCAGCGCGGATACGGCAGAATGCAATGGGATGATGACCAGGCGGCCAAAATCGCCGTTCGACAAGCCGTTTAGCACTTCGGCGAGAACGCCCATATGTCGTATGCCCCGCGCATCCTCGCTCTCGCGCTTTTTATCGCCCGAGACCTCGACCGCGTCGTCGGACGCCGCGATCGCCGCGTTGATAGATGCCGTTAGTTCCAGAAACTCCATGCGACAATACTGCAGTTGCTTCCATGCCAGGACAGGCACCGGCCACATCTTTCCGGCCAGGGTCACGGTCGGGGTCGTCTCCGGATCGAATTCGGTAGCGGGTTCGGTCATTTATAGGCCTTTTGCATGCTGTGATTGATGTCGGCAATCGTGCCCGCATGGGCGTCGATATCCTGGATTTTGATGTCGAGGATCAGGTCGGTCGACAGGTCGATATTGCCCATCCGCTGAAGGACGGCCAACAGGCGGCCGCGGTTGGCACGAATGGCGCCCATGTCATTGCAGGCGATGGTCGGCTGGCGGCGCTGCACCAGATATTGCGTGATCTTCTTAGCGACGAACTGGCGCGCCTGGTCGACCTCCAGCTGAGACAGCTGAAGGTCGACCATGATCTGCGGCGTGGGCACGCCGTTGGCGATGTTGCCGAACACCAGCCGCCTTCGTTGCCCCAGCGCGCGCCGTTCGTCGTCGGTCACCGGATTTACGCGGCGTTGGCGAAGGTCGCGGTGCCGAGCACGCCGTTGCTGTTGGCGCAGGCCGTATAGTCGAGCGTATTGCTGGCGAAGCCGCTCTTCTTCATCGACACGCCGGCGCTGCCGGCGATGCACGAATTGAAGACGAACATGTCCTGGGCGGTCCCCCACGGCAGCACATGGACGGCCTGGAAGCTGCCGATCAGACCCTGCGGCTGGTTGGTCAGCGAGATGGTCTCGCCCGCCGTCGACACCGAATAGCCATAGGAGATCGCCACGGCCACGCCCTCGTCGGCGGAGGCGAAGGTATAGACGCCGGCCGCCACCGTGTAGGACTTGCCCGCCACCGGCCCCGATGCAACGCAGGTCATCTTGGCCTGCGTCGGACCATAAACGACGCCCAGGTCGAACAGCCAGGTGACGGAATTGGCCACGGTCACAATGAAGGGCGTCGTCGCGGCGATCGTCCCGGCTTCGCCGTCCGCTTCCAGGTACTGGCCGGTCGTCGAGCCATCGCCGAACATGATGTCGGCGAAGATTCGCGCATTGGCCGCGCCGTATTCGACCTTGCCGGTCACGTCCATTTCACCGGCGCCGACGGCAACGGCCAATTGGCCTTCACCGAACAGGCTTTCGGTCTTGCGCTTAAAATCGATCGACTGCGACTGCGGCACCAGGGCACGCGCCGGCGTCGGGTTGGCGATATTGGCGGTCGCGAAAACGCGGCCGGCGCCGAAGGTCGGCTTGAGGGCTTGGACGGTCATTTACGGTGTCCTTTCGGGTTAGACGGCGCGGTCGAGGTCGACGGCGGGTGCGGGTGGCGCGGGCGGCGTTTCCGGTTCAGGCGCGGGCGCCGCCGGGGGCGTTAGCCGCGCGATCAGGTCGGGCAACGCGGCGTTGACCTGGTTGAAGGCCTCGGTATCGCGGCCCAGTGGACCGCCGCGCAGGCGCTCCTGGAACCAGGCGTTGACGATTTCGGCGGGTGTCATGGCAGGCCCTCCTCAGGGCAGCGTGATGCGGACAGGCATCTTTTCGAGGGCTTGCGGCCCCTGGTCGCCAGGCGATGCGTCCGAGCGGCCGGCGATGCGGGCCCAATAGACCTGGCCGGCGATGGTGAAGCGGTTGTCGCCGCCAGGGTCGTCATAGGCCATGCTTTGCCGGACCAGGCGGTTCAGGGCGGTCAGGCCGGTGTCGGGCACGACGTCGGGATTCTGGCCGCTTTTGCATTCGATCCACGCCTCGCATTCGAGCGTGGTGATGATGTAGCCGCTGTCGCGGTCCTCATCGTCGGTCGCCCCGATGCGGCGCAGGAACAGCGCCGGCTGGGCCGTGCAATCGTCCCAGTGCTGCACGCGCCGGTCGACGGTCTGAAATCCCGCCTGGAACGCGCCGTCGGTCACATCGGCGCCGACCAGGTCGGAAAGGACGATCTCCGAGGCGCCGGGATCCAGTGTCAGAATGGTCGCGCCCTCGACGACGCCGGGTCCGGTGACCGGCAGTCCCTCGAACAGGCCGGTAAAGGTGCTGACATTCGACAAGGTCGCCGACGCCTCCGTCGCATCGGCCGTCAGCGCGATGGTGCACTTGGCTTGCCACCACGCCAGCAGCGCCGCCATCGGCGTCTCGAAATCGATGTTCATTCCCGGATCCTCAGGCGTTCGCCTCAGCAACGGCTTTCTCGACGACGGCGTTGAGGCGGCCGACGATTTCGGGCTGCATCGCCGCCAGAGGGCCGCGCTCGAAGGCCGCCTCGGCGATATCGGGCGTGCGGTTATAGGCTTCGACCAGCACCGTTTCCGGCGCGGCCAGCATCTTCGACCAGTAGTGATCGAGGCCCATGCTGTGGGCCTTGACCTTGGTCGGCTTGTGCGCGCCGTATTCCAGCGCCGCAGCCTTGGCGAAGTCCTGCGATCCCTTGCCGCCCTCGACGTCGATATAGCCGGTGATGCGGTTCGGGTCGGTGAACAGGCGCAGCCGTTCCTGGCTGCGCAACTGGCCGGTCAGGCTGGGCGTCGCCGCCTGGACCCGGGCGTAAAGCTCGACCGACAGGCTGTCGATTTCCCGCTTCAGGTCGGCATAGAGCGCGTTGGGGAACTCGTCGAAGCGCAAGCCGACCTGGCGCACGCCGGCGAGATCGATATGGATGGAGTCCATGGATCGCTACGTCCCGACCTTCGGGCCTTCGGTGCCGTCCATCTCGTACCAGGTGAACTCGCCGTCTTCGCCCACCGGGAAGTGCTTGCGACAGACGGCGCAGAACGTGCCGCTGTAGAAATACGGATCGCGCGCATAGGTCTCGGCCAGGGGGCGGCCCATCGTCGTAATCTTTCCGCAAGTTGCGTGGCGATAGGCGTCGCGGTAGGGCCGCACGAAGCCTTTTGAGCGTTCAGCTTCCGACAGGACGACATAGGCCTTCTGCTGGCCATCAGCGCGAATCTCGCGATGATCCGGCGTGACGGGTGAGCCGTCGGTCAGCGTCACCTTCGACCGGTCGGCCTTCGACGGGCCCAGGCCGAGCTTGTCGCGGAACGATTTGACGATATCGGTCACCGGATCACCCTTAGGTTGGCGGAATCAGGTCTCTCATTGAGCACCCTTCGCAGCTGAGGGGCGCTCCCTGGGCGGAATGGTCACGTCTCTGTGGCATCTTGGAAATAAACGCCATTCGGAAGATGATTGCGCGGGGGACGTCGATCGAGCTCCGCGCTAAGGAATTCAACGTCTGCCTGAGCGACCTTCGCGACTTTCCCAAGCTCGCGATTTCGAATTCTCAGCTTGCGGTTTTCGGCTTTAAGCTTGCTGTTCTCCGCCTTGAGCCGGTGAAAGGCTTCAACGATGTCGTCGGCGGCACTCATGCGAGCACGATCTTTGTGCCGAAATGCTCGGACAGGCGCGCTTCATAGAGGGCCTTTTCGTCCTCGAAGGCGTTGGCCTGCGATTCCCAATATTCTTCCTCGGTGATCACGCCTTTCGAAATCAGCAGCAGCGCGAGCGCGCTATCCTGGACGATCGCGGAATTGACACCGACGCGCAGATGCTTCGGACTCGCCGCATCGTTGATATGAAGCTCGTGCGCGACGCCGGACTGCATGGCGTGTTGGGCGGCGATAACGCGCGCCTTATTGGCTTCGGTCATGGTTTCAGCCTCCGTTCAGCCGACGACAGGGGAATGGTAGTAGTCGAGCGTCGCCGCGATATCTGGCGGGAACGGCCCTTTCTGGCCCGGCGCGGAGCCGAACCAATAGCGCTCGGTGCCGAGGTTCGGCTGGTCGCGCTGGATCAGGTTGCCGTCGCGGCCCTTGGCGCGAAATCGCGTCGTCATCAGCTCGATCACCGCGTCGACGACGTCGCCCGGCAGCGCGGCCGTGCAATAGTTGAACGTCAAGGCCTGGCCGAGATCGGCCGCGGCGAAGGTGTAGGTCCCCGCCGCGACCGTGTATTGGCCCTGGGCCGGGTTGGCAGCGACCGGCGTCAACGCCGTCCCGTTTGCATAGGTCACGAGCTGGTCGCAGGAAAAGATCGCCGACCCGGCGACGACGACCTTGTAAGGCGTGGCCGGAACCGTGTGCGTTTCCGTCACGGCCGCGCCGAAACCGGCCGAATAGATCGCGACGACGAGGAACGGTTCCCAAATCTTCTCCCGGCCGGTCGTACTGTCGAGGCGGATCAGGCGCCCGTTCTTGGCGTCGATGCGAAAGTCTGTGCCCGCGACCAGGACCAGCGTCGTGGCGCCGTCCTCGAGCGTCTGAATCACCGAGGTGACCGCCAGGATCGGCCAGCGGCTCAGTTGCAGCGCTGTCGCATCGAGCGGGACGCGCGAGCGCCAGCGGCGGATGTCGATCACGTCCTGGACCGTCTCCGGCGCGAAGACGCGGTTGGTGTACGTCATCACCGCCTGCGACATCCGGGCGATGGCGCCGGCCAGCCAGGCGTCGTTCGACGTGTCGGTGGCCTTGATACTCAATTCGATCCGCACCGTCGCCAGATCGGTCAGGTTATAGGTCGCCGCCGGCGCCAGCACGGTCGTCACAACATCAGTGCTCAAGTCCGCGCTCCCGCTGGTCGCTTATTGCCACAGGCCTTCGGGAAGGCCCTTGTTCTGAAAATCCGTCATCGAGCCGTAGAAGGTTTCAAGGTTGACGTCCGGCCACCGACACATCAGTTCGGCATGACCGATGGCAACCCGCGGCGCGATGTGCAGCGAGTTCCCCGCCTCTTCCCACTTGCGCCAGAACTGGATGTCCTCGTCGATATGGCCGTCGCCGTCGCGCCATTCGCCCGCCGGCGACGGCACCGAATGGAACCACGGCCTGGGCAGCGCGCGAAGCTTGTCGGCCCGGATCAGGGTCAGGCCGAAATGGGCGGTATGGACCTTGAACGTATCGGCCGCCAGGTCGTCGCGGCTAATGACCGGCTCGTTGCCGTCCTCGCCGCGCACGGTGAACAGCGTTGTCTCGAGGTGCCGCGACGATTGCAGCGGCGCCAGGGCGTCGATCTCGGGATGCAGCATCATCAGCTGGACCAGCGTCGCCAGCTGCTTCGGCGTGAAGATCGAGTCGTAGTCGACGGTCAGGATGAGGTCGGCCTGGTCTTCTTCCAGGATGCGCTCGAAGACGTTGCTCAGGGACTGGCCCCAGAAGGCGCCCCCGTGCTTGCGGAACTTGATGTGCAGTGCCAGGACAGCTTCCATGGCGCAGAACATGTTGTCCATGAAGCCGAGACGCGGCACGCTCATCGCGCCCGAGACGCGTAATTCCGGCACGCACGGCTTCGAGCCTTCGAGGTTCAGCGATATCGGATAGTCGGCGCAGTCACCGATACCCGACGACCACGGCCGCAACAGGATCAGGCCGGCGCCGTGCAACAACGTCTTCAGCTTGTCCACATCGAAGATCGAGCAGTGAAAGTCGTCGGGCGCGCTCTGGCCGCCCATGACGTAACCTTCGGTCGGCTGGACGGCGCCTTCGAGATAGCCGGCGGCGATCTTGGCAAAGTCGGGCACGGCGATGCGCAGCACGCCGCCTGTCTTGAGCACCCGCACCCAGTCGGCCAGGACCGCGGGCAGCTGGGCGTGCGGGAAGTGCTCAAGCACGTGGCTGGCGCGGATCTCGTCGACGCTGTTGTCGCGATAGGGCAGCGGGAAGATCTCGGTGCCGTGGCTGTGGCCGAGTGGAATGTAGCCGGGCGGCGAGATATCGCCGGCGCCCAGGTCGAGTTTGATCGCGCGGCCGCTCATTTCGCACCTCCCGTTGCCGGAAAAGCGAGACGGCGCATATCTTCGAGGTGATATCGGACGGCGGCGACTTCGTTAGTCATATCCCTGGACTGGCTCGGACGAACGCCCTCGTCCCAGGCGCAGTCTGCTGCAGCCTGCAAGAAGTCTCTGACGTTGTCTTCGTCATAGCCGCCGGATATCGCGTACGCTTCGGCTTCGGATATGATGGCGCCAGGCTCCAACACCTTGAATTGGAGCGGTTGCACGACGGACCGAGAGAGCGCGTCTTTCACCGTGATGCCGAGCCGATCCATGCCGGTTAGACGTGAGCGTTCGACGTAGAACTTAAATTTCATTTCGGGAAGCCTCTGTCGGGAGGGATGGCGGATTTCGTTTGGGCTACTTCAGCTCTTCCGAGCCGAACCCCGCGTATTTGAGGAAGGCATCGGCGCTCGCCTCGACGTCCTCAAGGTCGCCGCCACAGTTGCCGGCAACCTCGTCTTTGCGCCACGCCTTGAAGGCAGCGACAATTTCGGCGCGGGTGAGCGTGAAGGACTTTTCCATCGTTCAATCTTTCTCTGTCGGGAGGGCGACAGACCCGGGCCGACACCCGGGTCTGTCTGGTCAGCGCTGACGTCTCGTCCAGGTGTCGGCCCGGATGGGGTTATTTCGGCGGCGTGTCGGCCTTCGCTGCGTCGGGCTTCAGGTCGGTTTGCGCCGCTGGCGCCAAGGCGCCTTCGGACGCCTTGGTTGTGTCGACGGGCGCCAGTCCTTCGTCCGGAACGTCATGCGCCTCGGGGGCGCCGTGCACCTCGTCGAGCAGCAGCTTCGCCGTGGCGACCGCCGTCTTGACGTGGTGCGGTTCGGCGTCGAACTTGCCCTGCAGCAGGACCGCCGC